GATTAGGTGCGCTAGAACACCTTCGGACAAAGGTTCTGGCTGTAGCTGGGCTGATAGGGCTTGTTTGCTCGATGGCCTGGGATGTGCTTAAAAACCGCTTTAATGGATAGGAGATAATACAATGGCATCATTTACAGCAGGAACAACCTTTGTTGACGGAGTTGCAAACGATGTAACCGCCGCCAAGCTAGGCGCGCTTATTACAAATGCAACACCTACATCTGGGTTGATTCAGGATAGGACTTCTGAAACTGTTATCGCAACAAACGATACATTCCTATTCGGCGATGCTTCAGACTCAAATAACTTGAAGCGTATGACTGTGGCCAACGTGATGAAGGCCGAGCTTACTGGAACAATCAATAGCACTGCTGGAACAATTACTGCACTTACAACCGGGACGACAACATCCACAGCACAAGTTGTAACAAACGGAACTACGGCAACTTTCAATAGTACGACTGGAACGATTGCAAATCTTTCTGCTACTACATCCACATTCCTTGGGACAATTACAGGGTCAACCAATGTAGTCAATATTGGAAGTGGGCAGATTTATAAGGATGCGAGTGGTTTTGTTGGAATCGGAACAGCATCTCCATCAGAGAAACTTACTGTATATGACACAACTTCTGCAAGGATTCTTGTTTCAGGAGATTCGGCAACAACTATAACAGCATATAGGGCATCAACTGATGCAACGCAACCTATAGTTAATTTCAAAAAAGCAAGAGGAACACAAGCGTCTCCATCGGCAGTAGCCACAGCAGATCAAATTGGCACAGTTCAATTTCAGGCATTTGGAGGGACAAATGCTAGGACTCTTTCGGCCATGAGTTCGTTTATTGAGACATATACATCTGATACAAATATTAGCTCTTATTTGCAATTTTCAACATCCCCATCTGGATCTGCTGCTGCAACAGAAAAAATGCGTATTGATGGAAGCGGAAACGTGTCAATTGGAACTACTTCTGCAACATCAAAGCTTCATGTAAATGGAGAAATAACAGCAAAGAATGTCACTATAAACGTAAACACTCTTGCTACTGCAACTGGCACTCAAAATCTTGATTTTACGAGTGAAGGCTACTTGACTCATTCAATTACAGGAAACATCACATATACTGCATCAAATTATGCCATCGGAAGAAGTCTTTCAATTAGGATTACTTCAGACGCAACGCAAAGAACTTTAACATTTCCTACTAATTGGGTTTTCGTTGGAGCAAAACCAACCGCAATTGCTGCAAGTAAAAAGGCAATTCTTTCAGTTACATCATTTGGAACAACAGAGGCAGAAGTAGTAGCATCATACGCAGTCCAAACGTGAGCTTACTTGGCCTAAGAAATCTTGGCTTCATCGGTGCTCAACGAGGAGGCATAGTAGCAACTGGAGGTGTAGAAACTACGGTTGATGGATACAAAATTCATACATTCACAACTCTTGGAAGCTTTATTGCAACATCAGTTGGAGTTGATTCAAGAATTGAGCTTCTCGTAGCGGCAGGTGGTGGAGGAGGTGGATCTGCCAGGGGTGGTGGAGGTGGAGGTGGAGGATTATCCTATTCTTCAGCATTAACAATAACGACAGGTACATTTGTTGTTACAATTGGAGGTGGTGGAGCGCAGAATGCAAATGGATCAAATTCTTCTTTTGGAACATATTCAACAGGAACAGGTGGTGGGGCTGGAGGAACCAACGCTGAAAACGGATCGGCTGGAGGTTGCGGAGGAGGAGCAGGATCATCAGCAAGCACAACTGCGGCAAGAACAGGAGGCGCGGCAGTTCAAGGATTTAAGGGTGGCGACAGAGCTGCATCTGTTTCCGAGGGAGCTGGCGGCGGTGGAATGGGTTCTGCGGCTCCCGATATTACCGCAACAGGAAATTATACAGCAGGAACAGGCATAGCGTATAGCACATCTGGAACATCAACATTTTATTGCGGTGGAGGTGGAGGAGGAAGCGAAGGATTTGGATTTGGAACCGGTGGATCTGGAGGAGGTGGAAGGGGTGGAAATAATACAAACGGAACTGCCGGCACAGTAAATACTGGTGGTGGTGGTGGAGGAGGAGGAATCCAACCCAGCGGAACAGGTGGTGCTGGTGGATCTGGAGTTGTCATCATAAGGTACTTATTGTAATTTTATGGCTCATTTTGCTGAAATAGACGGAAGCAATAAGGTTCTGCGAGTAATCGTAGTATCAAATAGCGACATTATTGACCAAAATGGGAATGAATCCGAACAACTCGGTAAAGATTTGTGCAACCGACTTCTGGGTGGAAATTGGGTGCAAACATCGTATAATTCAAACTTCAGGGGTATATATGCTGGAGTTGGATATACATACGACCAAATAAATGATATATTCATAGCACCAAAAATAGAGGAATAATAAAATGACATTAACCGAAATTGCACAATACGCAGGAGAAAAGGTCGGGAAAACTGACTCCGACACGATTACTTTCTTACAGAAGGCGGCAAGCCTAGCCTATCGGCGCGTATGGGACTTTGCCCCTTGGCGCGAGACTGTGACAAGTTCCACATATTCAGTCGGAACAGAGAGAACAATTACACTCGGTACAAATGTAGAAACACCTCTTTCTGTGGCCTACAACGATGCTGAAGTTGATCCAATTGATTTAGCCACAATTATAAGCCAAGATCCCGGCTTGCTTTCAGACGATCGAACAGGCGATCCTGACACCTATCATTTTACTGGCCGTAATAGCAGCGGAGTTGCAGAACTTGATCTTTACCCAAGGCTTGCAACGTCAGGAACAATTCCACTCCGAGTCATCGAAAAACTAAAATGCATAACCAGATCAAACTATGCTGTTGATTTCCCGCCATCTTCCGATGCATTGAGCGATGAACTTCGCTTGCCCCACGTTCATCATTTGGTTCTTGCATTAACCCACGCAGACGCACTTGAGCGCGAGCGTCAGTACACAAAGGCACAGGTTATAACACAATCTGCAAATACTGATTTATCCGCAATGGCTAACTATGAATTGAGTCAAGTTGGTGGGATGAAACAGATCACACCGCAAAGCTTGGGCGAATTGACGATAGAAGAAATGTTCTCGGCGTAAGATAAGCATTATGCCTTACTATATTGACACAACTGATGATGTCTTATCAATAGCTGGATCAACCAGCTTTGAGGGTGGTCAGGTTTCTGGAGTTTCGCCAAGCTCGATTGCAAACAATCAGGCAAGCGAAATTTACAACATGACAATCAGTCCTTCTGGCATTCTTCAAACAAGGCAGGGAGTTGAGTCTGTTTCAACCAATGTTGATAGCGGTAATCCAATTCAAGGAATGCACTATTTTGATACAGCAAATTTTGAAAGACTTGTTGTTGCTTGCAATGGAAAACTCTATAATTCAACAAGCGCAACAAGTTTTGGTACAACTGCTGGAACAGTAACAAGCACAGGAGTAACTGTTAATTTCTCTCAATTTAATGATAATCTCTATTATACAGACGGAGCAAGTTATCTTTATTTTACGAATGGTACAAGCTATTATAGGCAAGGAACAAGTGTTATTTCGATTACAGTTACAAACGATGGAAGTAGCTATGGATCTGTTCCAACTGTTACAATTAGCGCACCAAATTTAGCTTATGGAACAACCGCAAGTGCAACGGCAACAGTTGCATCTAATAAAGTAACTGGAATAACAGTAACAAACGCCGGTTCTGGATATACTTCAGCGCCGACTGTTACAATTACTGGTGGTGGAGGGTCTGGTGCAACAGCAACAGCCAGCATTTCCGCTCTTTCTCCATCTGGACTTCGGCTGGTAAGAAACTTTACAAATAGACTTTTTGCCGTAGGAACAGGAGATAACAGAAATACTCTTTACGCATCTGATATTCTTGATGCCGAAATATGGAAATCAACAAATAGCATTGTTGTTGGAGGCGATGATGGCGAGGATATTATTGCAATTCAGCCATTCTTTAATTTTGAATTGATTGTTTTCAAGCCAAACAAAATTTATCTTGTAACAGTTGATCCGACTGCAACAACGGCTGCAGGATGGACTGTCAAATTGATCAACGACAAGATAGGATGTCAGGCATCTGGAACTGCAATCTTTACGAATAAA